AATACCAACACCGCCTGCAAAATACGCACCGGCTTGCTGTCTTTCTGCTGTGGTAGAATAAGAAAGTTGATCAAGATCAGCAGGATAACTTACTGTTCCGTAGGCGTCTGCACCTGTAGGGTTATTCCAAGAACCAACGTTATGATCTTGTTCAACGGTAAATTGTTCTGTAGAATCTTTAACAATGACTCTACCATTTGATGCGGTTAATACTATGTCGCTATTGCCAGATACTAAATCAAGTTGACCAGAGGCCTGGTAAGTTTGATCACCATTTGATGTTATATTCTTTGTGCCTGACGTACGAGCAACCATTTATTCTTCCTTTAGAGTATTTATTAGATTAATGGATTCGCATCTCAACCGAGTCAATTTGAACATAGGTTCTATGTGGCCATTCTGGGTGAGCCCGAAATCTAATCATAATACCGAATGAAGGATCTTCAATCATTTCTTTTGTAAGAACCTTTACAGACCATGTATCACCTGAACCACCGTAGGTTATCTGAGGTAAAACTTCTTTTGATGCCTTATTTTCACCTATTACTTCATCTTCATAACATAATGTCACAGCATCATCTCTGGCCCTACCTCCTCGTTTTGCTGTTATTTTTACTTCAACTCCTGTGATAGTGCTAGGAACATCTGCAAATTGAAATCCAGTAGCCTTTATTGTCCAAGTTTTGTTTTTAATATCATGCTTTGGGCTACGTGCGATATGGTGTAACACACCATTTGATCGTAAAGGTAGGCTAAGAGGTTGTTCGTTCCAGGCAACATCATGTTCTTCTGCTTGTGAAAACTGTGAAAATGTAGTAGGTCTTGTCCAAAGTGTGGTCATACCAGTATTTACCTGAAAATGTATAATGTGTAGTTAATGAAAAAGGGCTCCGAAGAGCCCTTGAGTTTTCAAAATAAAAACTTATGCATTAGTAATAGAAACAATACCAGTGCTTGCTGAACCTAATGTCCAACCTGCACGAGCATTATTTGCAAATGCATAACTTCCACTCATACTGCGTTGTCTTAAAATAGCACGACGTGCTGTTAATTTCATAACCCAATATGTGCTACCGTTTGTGTCAGTTGCGATAAGATTCATTTCTCCTGCGCCCGGACTGTTGCTGGCCACTAATTTACATTGACCAATACCATCTGCTGTTCTAACAAGATATCTATGACTTGCTTCTTGTTTAACAATGTCGTAGGTCTTTGAACTTACACCGCCATCTTTAGCCAGTAAGTATGCACTTCCTCTAATAGCATTTTGCAGAGTTGCGCTAGGATTTAATACTACAACATAAGAACCTGCTCCTGTCGGAACTGGGCTGAATGTTAGTGTAACACTAGCAGTTGATGTATAACCAGAACCACCATCTGTTACTGTAAATCCGCTAGCCCAACCGTTCTCTGCTGTTTTAACAATTGTAGCAGAACCGCTTGCTGCTTGACCACCTGGTAATTGAGGAGCACTTGCTACCCAAGTTACGTTTGTAGTAGTTGACCAACCTGTACCTGTTGTAGCAAGTAAAACGCTAGCAACTTGTTCGCCGCCTACGCCTTCACCTGTTATCGAGATATTTGTATTACCAAAAAACTTTTTCTTAATAGGACGTCCCATTTGTTTCTCCTTTATGACGTTCTAGGTCTACGCGGTGGGTGCCGCATAATACTTAGAATTGTATTTACTAAAAAGCCCGCTTTAGGCGGGCTTAATAGTTTGCAAAGTTTAGGCTTCGAGTTACTTGAAGCTAACGTTTGCGCTTGTGATTGCAACTTTACCAAGATAGTCAGCAGCGTTACCTAGAGAACTTGCTGTATTTGTAAGTTCTACATAACCGTAACGTGTTAAAAAGCCAACTACTGGCTCAAATGTTGCTGGATCAAGAACAACACCAGAACTCATTAGAGGAATATATGGGCAATAAAAAGCAGCAGCATCAGCTTCGCTTGAACCCTTATAACCTAATAGAACTTGGTTATTGTCATTGTCGTCTCTTAGATATGCATCTACATAGACACGCATTGAACCATTTAATGTACCAACAAACTTGGTGTTTGTAGGTGCTTCAAATGTGCCTTCTGTTGTTCTTGCGAATGCAGAAGTTGTTGCGCTCTGTAGAATTGTTAGAGCTTGGTTAGAAACAACTGCCCAGTTAGCAGAACCACGACGTGTACGCTGAGCAATTAAGTTGCTTACACGGTTGATTTGGATTGCTAGAGCAGCGTGCTCATCACCTACGAATGTTGCTGTACCAGAAACTAATGACTGGTCATATGTTTCTTCTACTGTAGCAAGACCACGTAGTGAAGCTAGGATTTCTTGGTCGATCTCAGCAGTAATTTCTTGTGCTAGAGCGGCCATGATTTCTGCTTCGATATCAATACCTTGTTGTGCTTGAGCATCTTGAGCAGCCTCGAAAGTCCAACGTGCGCTTAGTTTGCGGCTCTTGGCTTCCACAGGTGTTTTCAAGATTTGAATGCTCATACGACGACCTGGTTGACCTTCCAAGTTTGCTGTTGTAGCAGCCTTTGGACTTGAGTCATTGTTATTACCAGAGTAAGCAGCAGCAATCTTGAATGGGCTTAGTGCTTCTTCACCTGCTGTTACACCGTCACCATCGTCAGCATAACGAACACGTAGTGTGTGAATTTGTGCTACTGGACCGGTCATTGGCTGAACACCAACGATCTCGTTAGCAATAACTGTGGGCATAACACGACGAATAACTGGAAGAATTACACGGTTTAGTGTAGCAATGTTACCAGCACTTGTCGCGCCTGCTGTTGCGCTTTCAGCCAAGTAACGACGTGTATTTTCCAAGCATACTGCCATAGAACTACGACGGTTACCAGATAGGCCTTCAAGCAGAGCTTCTTTGGTCTCTGACCATCTTTCGTTTAATAGTTGTGACATTTCCTATTGTCTCCTTGAATTATTTTAGACCCGCCAACTTACGGATGTCTAAGATATTGTCTAAGCCTACCTCAGGCTTTGCTTCTCTATTACCAGTTACTTCAGTGCTTTCAGAAAGAATCTGTTTTTTAGTCTTTCTTTCGCCTTCCATTACTGTAGGTAGGTACTTGTCAAAAGCCGTAGCAAGTTTAGGAGTCTGTACACTCTCTAAAAGTTCTTGCATTAGCTCTCTCTTGTCAGCACTTAAAGGTGCCAGTAATTCAGCCATAACATGCTTACGTTCCATTAGGTCTTTAGTAACGCGAATTTCGCGATCCTTAGACTCAACGATTGTTTGTGTTTCTGTTACAGCCTTCTTTGCCTCAGCAAGTTCTTGTTCTTTCTTTTCGATAATCTTTAACAATTTACTTGTTTCAGATTTTTCGTTAAGGAAAGATGAAGAATATTCCTGAGCGAATGCTTCATAAATTCTACGACCAAAGTCATTGTTACGAGCACCATCGATATCCTCTTTAAGTTGAGAAATTTCTTTGGTTAATGTTCTTGTAACAACACCTTCCACTACTTTAGCAGACTGTTTAATGAACTGCTGTTTGATTTCTTCAAACTTACTCTTGGCTTCACGAACTAACTTAACTTTCGTCTCTGCTAGGTCCTTCTTATCTTGAGCAAATTCTTTGATCTCACGTGCCAGAGCATGTACAACAAACTGCTCTAACTTTGTAAAATTCTCAGATACTTTCTTACGATCACCTTGGAATTCTACAAGTTCTTTACCTAGTTGCTGAATAACAAATCCTTCTAGTTTTTTAGCATCTTCACTCATCTTTGCTTGATAACGTGCTTTTGCTTCTGCTAGAGATTTTTTGTCTTCATGCAATTCAGCCATTTCAGCTCCCAAGCGGTCGCTTAACAACTTGTCGATTGCTTCAACCATCAACTGTTTATCATGTTGATATTTTGTAGCGAATTCTTCACGAAGTTCAGCTGTAACTTGGTCGCGATTCTCTTGAATCTTAGCGGTAAGAGCAGATTGAAGTTCGGTACCTAAATCCTCCGAAATCGCCCCACTTTCCACTAATTTTTTGAATGCGTCCAACATTTATATTTCTCCTCGGGCTTATTTTAGACCTTTAATAACATTAAGGAGAGCCTCCTTAAGATATTTCTGGGCCTTTGGATCTTCTTTTACTTCTTGTGCAACCTTTGCAGCACGATACCCATAGCGTGTGTTCATGAGATGTTCATAAACAGGAGTAGGATATGCGCCAGGCGCACTAGGTTGAGCAACTACATCGACCGTTATGATTTCGAAATCAGATACATGGCCGTTCATGTCGTTAACATTGCCGCTACCACGAGAACTTACACCAAGTTTTACACCGCTCTCGAGCATGGTACGAACTAAGTTACCCATTGGAGTCGGAAGGATTTTCATCTTTCCATATCCGTTCGGACCTTCCATCCACATTTGAGTGATCATATGTGACACGCGATCCAAATTAACTTTTAAATCATCGGGATGATCAACTTCGCCTAATACTGAATATCCACCTTGAATTTGATCGTTCAGTGTTTTTACAGCACGCTCAATTTCATCAACAGGATAAACACGCTGATTAGCATTACGTATTCCACCTTGAATGGCAATACCTTTCAGATAAAGGGTTTTACCGTCTTTATCATCAGACTCAAGCACTGCTTGAGCCTGATCAAAACTCAGTTGTTCACGTAGATAGGCTAGTTGCTTCATCTTCTAATTAGGCGTTACGATTAGGTGCGCCGTTTAATGGGCTCTTAGCAGAGTCAGCACCGCTGGTTTGACCTGCTTTATCACCTGTTCCTGATCCTACTGGACCTGCGCTCTTGTTATTTCCTGGATAGCCAGAACCCTGTTTTTTAACAGTTTTAACACCGCTTTCTACACCGTCAACATTATGTGTTCCAGAACCAACAAACTTACCACCTTGTTTTACTAAACCACCTACTTTACCATGTGGCTTTGTTCCATCTTCTGCGTGAGTAGAACTTTTACCTAGGATATTGTGAGCGCTAGCACCTGTTGTCGGTTTACCTTTTCCAGAACTGATTGGGGGACGACCCTCTTGTGCTGTAGGCATTTTTTCACCTGTATTTGCACCAACGAT